AACCCAACCGGTAGAATCAGAACAGGTCAGCAACTGCCATGATTTATTCCTCCTTCCGTTTGAATTTTGAATTAACCCCTGCCATTATCTGCTTCATGGCTTCCTTACCTGCATTCAGCTTCTTGTGATTCTCTTCCTCTTGCTGCTGTCTATGACGTGCTTCGGTGAGAGGAATCGGAGCCTGCCTGTAAGGAATAGGCTTATGCTTTTTACTCATAGCGTTCAGTACCGGGGAAGCGTCAACCAACGCTTCATAGAAATACAGACCTTGTAGCCAGAGGGCTTCATTCTGCCGCTCTTTGACCTTTTCATCCATATCCCTGTAGTACCGTGCCATCTCACAATCACCATCCCAGTAATCGTGATAGCCCATACCCAGACTCATGTAATAACCGCAGAGTTTTTCAAAAGTTTCCCCGTAACGATAAACAACGGGCAAGCGGCGGTTGCCGCCGCCCGTTGCAGCCTGGGAGTCCGAACCCGTTACCAGTTCGCTTCCCAACTCACGTTTTTTACCGCTTTCTCATCGGGTTCCTCCATCAGAGTCACAATCGGGTCATTGTACATCTCTGCCAACTTACCAATCAGTTCGTCCTTATGGGGCATACCCGCATAAATCTTGTCAATCACATCCTGCTTCACGAAACGATGGTGCGCCTTGAATGCACCTGCAAAAAGAGCAGGAAGCAGAGTCATAGGCTTACGGTCAATGTCCTGTGCAACAAAGCCCTCATCCTCCATCTGCTTGACAGTACGCCTGGTAAACTCAAGCGTGTATTCCTTATCTTCATAGGTAAAAACAATCTGTTTAGCCATTGCTCAACTCTCCTTTAATTCTCAAAATTAAATGTAATCTTACTCTTCGTCCTCAGTGATAGGAGTGGACGGGGCAATCGTAATCGCCATACCACGAACCTCATTCACGCCGCCGCCAGTAACGTAGACGGACAGTTCGCCTGCAAACTTGAACTTGCCCTCAGAACCCGTAGGAGTCGGGGAACTTGCAGTCTCAGTGCCACCGAACCATACTGCGTATTCCTCGTTCTTACCCTCAAGGGCTTTCAGAGCCTTATATTCAGTGTGGTCATAGTTGGCATTAAAGGTCATGCCGTCATTGCTCTGGACACCGTTCACATAGGTCTGCATTTTGTCAGACAGAGTGGTGGTTTCAAGCAGTTCTGGATCACCGCCCAGGTCGGGGAACTCAGTAATGTCAAGCAGCTTCTCCCATGCCGTTTCCTTCTTGTGCATGAGGAAAGTCATATAAGTACTTGTAGCCATTTCACTTACCTCCTGTAAAAGTGTTTTCCATCGGTTGCCACACGGAAGCGGGCTGTAATCCGATAGATTGTTGCGTCCTCCATGTTCGGAACCGGGGTCATAGCCGTGCGCCTAAAATTCATGGAGTACAATGCGTCATTGATTTCTTTGATAATCTTCTTGCATTCTGTTTTCTTACCCTCTGCTTTATTGGAGTAGACATTGATTTCAAACATGGCAACGACCATATTCTCTTTCATGCTGCTGTCCTGCCACTCCGTAGGGATATAGCAGTCACTCTGGGTAATACTCACATGAGGAAAAGAAGAAGGTGATTTCACATATTCACTGGCAATATCAATCTTAGGGAATTTTTCTCTCAAGATTTTTGCAAGCCTTGTATAGACTTCGTTTTCGCAGTCAATCATGTGTAACACCTCCTTGCTATCTCTGCAAATTTCTCTTCCAACTCTCTGACTGTTTCGTACATACTCATGTTTGCAGGGTTACCGTAGGTATGAACTTCGCCTGCGTGTTTTCCCGTAGTAATAACTTCACCGTTAGAACCAGGTTCACCCGTGTATCGCCATCCCTTTTCAAGCCGTCCCAGTTTATAACCGTAGCCGCCACGGGTGAACCCGTTCTTACCTGCTTCCGGGTGATTGTCTGGGTACTTGACACCTGTACCAAACTCAATAAAGAGGACTGAACTTCCTACAGCTACCACGGCTACTTTGTTGGTATCCCTGCTCTCTACAGACACGCTCACATCATTCGTACCGTCATAGACGGCTGTCTGGAACTTTGCTGTAGCCACCTGGACTCCCTCTTCGCCAAGGGCTTGTATGAATTTCTCAGTACACTCTTTCAACCACGTCTTGTAGTTCTTGAGTTCGTTAATGGCATTGTCAATGCTCTTTTCAGATAACGTAACTTTGATAACACGCTTGCTCACGATACGGTCACCTTGCTAATAGCATAAGAAATACTGTTAAGGGACTTTGCAACACGCCGTACCCTATAGTCACAGAGAGGATTGCCGTCATTTCCGAACTCTGGCTCCTTATCCACAAAGAGCAGGGTGTTTTCATCAATGGGGCAATTTGTATCATCAGTAATGAGTACCTTGTCATAGGACTCTAAGTTACCGAACATATTCACCTGGGCATATCCAGTCGCAGGTGAAACACTGCATTGCAGTTCAACGGGGCTTTCATAGCCCACCTGGTATTCACCAGTTTCATTCCCGTCATCGTCCAGAAGCGGCTCCCTGCCTTTATACAGGCAGTAATGCACGGGCTTGAGATTGCGCTTCATCAGCTTCATAGAATCACCCCCGCCATAGGGAGGATTCGCCGCAGCAGGGTAGGGGGAATGTCACCATCTTCATAAGAACGGGAAACGCCGTTTTCGCTGTGTGCTGTTTCGCCCTCTGCCCCACGCTTATTCAGCATATAAGCGGCAATCTCAACATGAACCGTGTCATATTTTGCAGGAACTTTATCTTCTTCCGTATAAGGGTAGGCACGGGAAAGCACTACCCCTTTCGCTAAAGTGAGGTAAGTGGACAACACATCGTTATCCGTTTCCTCTGTCATGCTTTTAAGCATGGTCAGTTTCTCTTCATCGGTCATGTTGTCCACCTCCTTTTAATCTTCATCAGCCCGTAGTCTTGCCAATGTCAGCGGCATTCGCCACATAAACAGAACGGCTGTAGGTCGGCTTCTCAAAGGTAGTAGAAATACCAGTGAACTTGCCGTGATACCATTCGGGACCATGGTCAAGACCAATCTGACCGAAAAGCTGATACTTCTCACCCGCACCCGTCTTAGCAAGCGGCTCCAGGAAGAAGTTACCCTTACCCGGAACAGGCTGATAAACAGGAGCCAGAACATCAAGGTTCAGAAGCATTGCCGTACCCGCAGGCAGGCACTCACCCAGATACAGGTAAACAACACCGATAGGAGTTACCACACTGGAAAGAGCGATACCGTTAATCTCACGGGCAGCAGGAACCACAGTCAGACCATTCTGAACAGCGTCAGCGTTGACCTGGAACAGAGTCACAGCGTCACACCACAGCACCAGACCGTCAGTCGGAGCATTCGCACCGTAAATCTTCTTCACCATGTCGGCAATGTCCCACAGACCCAGGGGCTTCTTAGCCATTGCCATAGTGTTAGTGGTAATAGCATTTACCAGACCACGGGTCTTGTTTACCTCAGCGTCAGAAGTAGCCTTGTTGTACTCACCGTTGATAAAGGTGTACTCAATATCACGGTTGACCTTCTGAATCTTAGCGGCAACCTGGAAGTCCAGTTCGCTCATCGGGTTTGCCTGCTGCTCTGCAACATTGATACCGCTCAGAGTACCCATATTGCTCTGCTTACCGTAAGAGATACCAACGGACTCCTGGAAAATCTGAGTGACGTTCGTTTTCTGAGAACGGGTCACAACATCAGCGTCCGGGGCAGTCAGAGAAGCACTCTCACTGATTGCAGGCTGAGAGCCATTACCGTTAGAGGTGTACTCCTGTCCAGTAACGAACTCTACATGATTCGTGGTTTTCGCCTTGCTACCGATGATGGAAGAAAGCGGGGTACGCACGTTACCCTTGTTAAACAGCATTCCAGAATAATTCAGAACACCAAAACTGGTTGCAAACGTATCTGCCATTGTCTTTTACCTCCGATTTTTACTCTTTCATCTGATTCGCTTCATCCTGCGCTTTCAGACGTGTATAGTAGGCAACTGCGGTCAAATCGCCGCTTGCCTGCGCTTCTTCGATTTTCTTAGCGTAATCCATTCCGCCCGTCCCATCAGAACCCGCAGCAGGTCTGGGAGTTTTCTTCATCTGTTCAGCACGAATTGCCTTTTCACGGGACTCATTGAACGTAGCCTGGTTCTTCATAACCGTGTCCATATCGCCGTCAACCATTGCGATTGCAGTACTGTCAGCAAGTTTCTCATCGTAACCCATAGCTACCAGTTTGGTCTTTTTGTCTGCCAGAGCGATAGAACGCTTCAAATCGGTATTCTCCTGGGTCAGCTTATCCATGGTTGCTTTCTGTTCAGCGGCAGCGGCTTCATCCGCAGTCTGCTTACCTCTTAGCTGCTTCTTGTAATCAGCAGCTTCGGAATTGGCTTTAGAAAGCTGTGCTTTCAGACGATTGATTTCAGCGTCATTATTCTGACCTGCACCCGCAGCCTGTAAAGCAGTAGAAATCTCTTCCTCAGTCATACCTTCCTTGTAGGAATCTCCAAGCAAATCACTTAAATAACTCATAATAAAGTCCTCCTTGCGTTTTAAGGTGTTCCCTCACCATGTTCTTCTGTTTTATCCTCTTGTCTGAGTGTGCGTTTTAAGGTGTTCCCTCACCATACAAGCAGGTCAATCCTGCGAAGTATCAGTTTCAAGTTTCAGTACACAACGGCAGTTCACATTGTTCTCTGCCTTAGTGAACTCACCTGGTCTGGAAGCATGGTCACCATCAAAGGTATAAAACTCTTCATCCAGAGCCACGCTCACACCTTCCAGGTATTTGTGAGTATCCCGAACAGCTTCATCCCGGACAGTCACCCATTTCTTTGAGACTCCCAGTCCTCTTGTAGACTGGAACTCATAGGCTCCATCCTCTTCCGCTGCATTGAATACCCTGTGATATTCAGATTCGACTAACGTCTGTAAGCCCGACAAATCCCCGGCTATCACATGGTCAGCAATTCTGTCCTCAAAGGTTTTACCGTCTATCACCTCATAAATGGCTTCCTCCATGGAACCCACGTCTACGGTCAAATCATAGGCAAGCATATCTGCCGTGGCTGTAATGCCCTGCTGATAAGCCCGGATGAGCAGTGATAAAATGTCATCCGCAATCTGAGCAACCTTTGAGGTCATATCCTTCCCAGAAGCGGAGTAATAACTGGTGGAAGTCAGAATGTTGAGTTCATCAAACGCAGCAATATAAGCTGAAAATGTATTATTCATAGACAAAATAAAAAGGGACTATGAGTTCGTCACTCACAGTCCCATTGGACTCACCAGAACCTCTGTCCTGGTGTTACTCTTTCATTCTCATCTTGCGTTTGATTTCAACAATCGTAACCTTGCCCTGCTCAATCAGCACTTCCACTCTGCTGCCGTGCTTGAGCAGCGTTTCCACCTGCTGCACCATTTCCTTTGTCAGTGTTGGAGTCATCGGTTTCATCCTCCTTTTCCGTATTCTGCTTTTCAAGCAACTCCTGTGCTTTCTTCTCCTGTTCCTCTGCATATTCCGCACTTAATGTGTATGCCAGGTCAGAATCAACAAACAGTCCGCAATGTTCAAAAGCAAGCCGTGGATGAATCTTACTGTTCTTCAACATAAGGTCAAGCACCTGGGCTTTTTGCAGAATGTTTTCGTAATTTCTTCGGGTAAAGCGAATTTCAATATTGCAAACCTTCAAGTCCATGCCTTTCAGAGTTTTGCAGATATTCAGAATCAGCTTGAGGAAAATCCTCTCACTCTTCTTGAACATCAATTCGCTGTCCTTTGCTCTTGCTTCCGCAGCAGACCAACCATCTCTCATAATAACCGCAGACCCGGTATCACTGGTAGACGTACCACCGTTGCGGTTCGGCATACCACAGATAGTCAATACCGTCTGGTACATATGGTCAACCAGGGTTTGTGTTTCGCCCTGGTTCAGAGTACTGGTCAGATAAGATACTTCGGCTTTCAACTGAGGGTCAATATCCCGGAACTTAATAGCCCCTTCCTCTCTCAGCTTCTCGTAATCGTCAGACGAAATGTCTACGTTATGAAAAAGCATGAGTGCCTGAATGAACTGTTCAACACCATCCTGGCGGTTACTATCCGTAAGGTTGATTGCGTCAAGGAGCGGGATAACCAACTCAAACGCACCGATACGGGCAATGTTCAACGGATATTCAATGATGGGAATATCACCCAGAATGTGCGGCTCTGCCTTGATGATATGAGATTCTACAATCTCAAAATACTCATGGTCAGAGTAGCAATTATAATGAACTATGCCGTTGTCATCCACCACATACTTGACACCCAGAAGCGGCTTGTTCCCAAGACCGTTGTTGTACACCACAAAGGTGTTTCGTGGGTCAAGCGTATAGATTTCAAACGGGGAGTCATCGTCCTCACCTACGTCCTCATCTGGAAGAACCATTCTGAAAGACGTACCGCAGATATGGAACCAGTCAGCAAGTTCCTTATCCTTTGCAGGCTTCTCTTCGGCAAACACAAATTCGTTAAGCTGATTGATTGCGTCAGATAAGTTATCACCGTTACCACGGGAAACATACTGTAGAGGTTCGCCCATCAAATAGCCAGACTTGAAGGACACAATCTCATTCGCCCGGTTCTCCACGATTTTATTACAAATCTCTGGACGAACCTGTTTCTCACGGTTGAGAATCGGCTGTAATCCTCTGTAGTAGTACCACAGATATTGAATTTCACTGCGATTCTCCCAGTGATAAGGAAGTGCCTTATTGAGAATCGCAACCACGTTCTCAACGGTCACTTCGGTTTCATCAGACTTTATCATGCGTCTACCGTATAAACCGAAAGACACGCAAGCCACCTCCAATCCTAATATTTCTATTGTAATTATAGCACTCTTCAATGGTTATTTCAAGAGATTTCTTGATAATAGGTTTGAAGAGTTTTTATATAAATTAACACGGTCTTTTGAAAACTTCAACCTTCGCTCCTACCAGTCCACGCAGTTCATTCTCAAGCAGAGAAAGAGAGTCGGGTGCGTCATCATGTGGCACTTTACCAGACCGGGTGTAGGTTGTGACCTGCTTCATAAACATGGCATACTGACTGTTCCGTGCGTAGAGTGACGGGTCTTTGAAATAAAAATGCTTGATAATGTTATCAGAAGCGAACTCGATACGGGTCTGTTTATTGCTGATAGTCCTCTTCGTTCGGATATTGCAGACATACTTTCGGTCAGTCAAAATCTGCTGTACATCCCTGGCAAAGTATGTACCTGCATTATTTGACTCAAAGGTTCCTGCCACCACAAGATTGTCCATCAGAGCCTTTGCACACTCTGGCTTCGTAACCTCTGGCGGGGAGTCATCGAACACTACATCTACAATGTAGACCTCATCTCCGTACACCGCAGCAATCGGCATAGAGCAATAGTCCGCACCCTTGTCCGCAGTATCGCAGACGGCAATGATACTATCTGGCTCACGGTCTACAGGAAGTTCAAAGTATCGGTTCAAGGACGCTTCCGGGAAAAGAATACCTTTCGCTTCAAACGGCTGCTGCTGAAACTCAGACTCAAACTGCTCTGCCGAAAGCATTTCTCTCTGGTCACGGAAATACTGCGTGGTGAAAACCTTCCTGCCCTCACGAATGTATTCAAAGTTACTCTCATCTGTCACGGGGTCAAGAGCCGGGGTTTCAATAATCTTACACCGCTTACCCTGCTTCCGCATTTCCTCCTGCAAGTGACCGATAGGGTCATACAGAGAATATCGTGTACCGCAGATAACGATAGGCGTACCCTCAATGGCACGTCCGATAATATCACCCGAAATGACCTCCCACTTATCATCAAGCCGCTGTCTATTCTTCGCTTCCTCACGTCCCTCTACGCAGTCATCCAGGTAGAGAAGGTTGGTTGCTTCCGAAAGACCTACCTGCCGTGCGTCAATAGAACGGCACATGACAGTAGGGAATCGGGACTTATGCAGAAGATTGATGACCTTCGTATCGGCATTGGTCTGTACCAGTTTGCTCTCCGGGAAAATATCATAAAAATGATAATCATTCGGCTGCTGAATGTACTCAAGGCAACCTTTGTAGAAAGACTGAACAAGGTCATCACCTGTACCCTCCATCAACGTAGAGCGGTCTGGGAATTTTCCAGAAAGCATATTCGTAAAGTTGATACCAAGTTGAGATTTACCACATCGTTTCGGCATGGAGATGGACAGAAAGTCCAGTTTTCCCTCAAGAACTTCCTGGTATCCTTCTACATATCGTCTAAGGTAATGACGGCGGGGTAGATAGAACTTCTTGTCAAGCGGCTTGCCGTACTCTACCGCCTGTAAATATGCGTCAAAATAATGAGGCGCACAAAACAGCAGGGAGCGAAACAGCAGATTGTCAAATTCCTCTGCCGTCTTGAAATCCCTGGTGTCTACTGCCAGTTTCAGTCCTGCTCTGATTTCCTCCTGTAAAGCCTGGTTCCATTCGTGAGCCAGTCGGAACTCTGCACCCTCATAGTCACGGCACAGGGCGAACTTATCATCATAGGCTGCAACATCAAGCGGACTCTTGAGGATAGCCCGGTCAATGCTACTTTTCATCTTACTATAATCCATACATACCTCCGTAAACAAAAAAAAATGGAACCGTCAATTAAGACAGTCCCATTGGACAAACCGTAACTTACTTACGGCTACATATTAACTTGAAAGGCAGGCACAAGCACCATACCACAGGTCTGACTACGATATTCCAGGTGACCCATATTGCAAACAAAACGATTGACTTAATACACCACCACAGGAACCACAGGCAGCAGAACAAAATATAGAACATGGTTTCACCATCCTTTCTCTTAGCGTGGTAGGGTAAATCAGAAAATCTGTATAAGTTTTCTTAGTAGAGTCCTTACTATAAAAACTTAGTGAAAAATTCGATTTTACCCTACCATGTCTGTCTGACCAACCTCATATCCACCTTCGGGGATAGGTGTTTCATCGGGAACAACCATGATTTTATATCCCATAACGCTCAACATATCACCCAGTTTTGCAACTGTAGTGTTATCGCTCTTCTTTGGATTCAGTCTATCCCAGAGAGCCGCCTGCGTAATGCCCAAAGTCTTTGCCATCTCAGCATTCGTTATATCATGCTCTGTCATCAGAGTCTTAATCAATTCTTTTGAAGTCATACGTTTTCCTCCTGTTCAAGATAAGGATAGCATTAAAGTTCTATCTTGTCAAGTTATATCTTGAATCTTTTTTATTTTTGCGGGATTTTCCAGGCTCACCCGCCCCGGCTGCCGGGGGTCTATATCCCCCGCCGGGGGTCTGTCCACAGGATGACGGGGACAGCCTGCACCACAGGCAGAGCGGCGGGACGTGGTGAAAAAGTTTGAAAGAATTTCAAGAAATATCTTGACAATAAAGATATATCTTGATATACTTGTATCAAGATAAAACTTGATAAACAAGTTTGAAACCACAGCCGCCCGCCAGGGCAGCGCACAACAAACAGGAGGTAAACATTATGTATGATTATTTAGAGCAGGTAACCGCAGACGTTAGGGACTATGTAGAACAGGAAATTGACTCGACAGAATGGGCGGGTGACCGTGACGGACTGGAAGAGAAGTTAAACGATGACCTTTGGACGTGTGACAGCGTCACGGGCAACGCTTCCGGGTCTTACTATTGCAACGCCTGGAAAGCAGAGGAAGCATTAGCGCACAACTGGGATTTATTAGCGGAAGCCCTGGAAGAGTTCGGACAGGATGGAACGGACGTATTAAAAGAGGGTGCGGAAGCTATGGACGTTACAATCCGTTGCTACCTGTTAGGGCAGGCAATAGCCGCCGTATTGGATGACCTGGAAGAAGATGGAGCGTTTGAGGAAGAGGAAGAGGAAGAAAAGGACTAAACAAACACGTTGCGCCGTGTATAAATAGCCAGTTAGGGCGCAAGCGTCCCGGCTCTGCCGGGGGTCTGGAAAGTGTAGGCTTTCAAACCTGCACCACAGAAAGAACCGCATACAATAGCAAAATGCACAAATAGGAGGTATAAACCATGCGAAAATACATATTTACCGAAAAAAGCCATACATTCAAGCGGATTAACAAAAAGACCGCCCGTACAGCCTATAAAAACGGCTTAACCGTTATTATTTGCCCGTGCAACTTGCGCCCGTTTACACCCTGGCATAATGAACACAGGTTAAACAGAAAAGACCGGGCGCAATTCGTAATTGATGAAATCGGAGTTATAAACGATTTTAATAATTTGGTTAATTCGTTTGAATATTATAATTGTATCAATTCCGAAACGGGCAAATACAGCGCTTTTTATGTCCCGGTTTGCACCGTGGACAGGTTCACAGGTGAAGCACCAACGCCCGCCACACTGGGAACCGTGGAACAATACGATTATAGCTATATGCAGCAGTAAACTACAGCCCCGGACAGCTTCACCGCCTGCCGGGGCTTATTTCATAGAATGGAGGTATAAAACATTGATTAAAAAGACCTGGGAAACGCCGCAGGGCAGTTATTACAATCTATTTGCGGATATGCTCACACAGCCGCATTTACTCGTAGCGGGTGCAACGGGCAGCGGTAAAAGCGTAGTTATTAACGGCATTATCACAACGGCATTAAAAGACAGCCCCGCCGCCGTGCAATTTATTTTCATAGACCCGAAACGGGTTGAACTTGTAGAATATAAGCCCCTGCCACATACGCTAAAATATGCCAGTGAGCCGGGGGACATGGTGCAGGCGTTACAATATGCCATGGATACCACAGAAAGCCGCTACAGGGCTATGCAAGCTCGCCACGAAAAGAACTACAGCGGCGGGGCGGTCTATGTGGTTATTGATGAGTTAGCGGACTTGATGACCACAAACAAAAAGCAAGTGAAACCGCTTATACAACGCCTTGCGCAAATAGGCAGGGCGGCAAACGTGCATATCATAGCCGCTACACAATGCCCGTTATCCGCTGTTATTCCTACCCCTATAAAAGTAAACTTTGATAGCCGGGTAGGACTCAGAACCCGCAGCAAGCAAGACAGCCGTAACATTTTAGGCTTGCCAGGGTGCGAAACCCTGCCCCGTTACGGACAGGGCTATTACATGACCCCGGCAGGCTTGCAACTTTACAATATACCCATGTACAGCCCCGCAGAGGTGCAACGGCTTGTAGACTATTGGAAGCACCACAGCCGCCCCCGCTTACGTTGGTTATAACGCACGAAACCCCGGACAGGTTCACAGCCTGCCGGGGTTCTTTTATGTCTATATGCTTGTATGCCCTCACAGCCCCGCAGAGCCGCCCAGGACGGGCGCAAGCCCTACGGGGCTATACTTATACTATCAAGGGTAGAAACCCCGCAGAGGGCCGCAGAGGGGCGCAGAGCGTCCACGCCTGCACCACGGCAGCAAGACCGCACCACGGGCGGCGGGCAGTCTGTCCATGCCCAGGGCTTGAAAGCATGGTGAAACCCCGCAGCCGGGGCGGGCGGTCTGCCGCAGGGCAGGCAGCAGGCGGGCAGGGGTTGCCGCCCTTCTGCCCCTTCTGCGACTTTTGAAATTAGTCTTTCTGCCCTTCTGCCCCTTCTGGGCTTTCTGTGATTTCTGTAAAAGTCCCTTCTGCGACTTCTGAGCCGTCATAGGCACTCTCAAGGTATTTCTGCTCAAGGGCTTTCATGTCCTTCTGCTCTCCCAGAGGATTGTTCGGGGTGAGTACCATTTCTGTCTGGTCTTTCATGCCGTCATAGTTCTTCTGCCAGAAAATGCCAGTGACAGGGTTCACCTTGCCGTCCTGCATAAGACCCTCACGAAAAACGCCGCAGAACTGGCGAACTTTTTTGATGAAGTCAGAGCGGGCAGGGTTCCCCTTAACCACGTTCTCCCACTCCCACGCCTGTTCCTTCGTGATACCTATAGCCATATATGCAGCCTGGTTGCCCACCTTCATATCCCACTCAGAACACTTCTGCACATAATTCAAGAATCGTCTTTCCATTTCTGGCACGTCCTGTGTATCCAGTGGCTCCTTCGGCATAATCTCCATCATAAAGGCAGTCACCTTCGCATTGTACCCTTCTGGCATTTCTACCTTCTGAGATTGCATGATAGGACTGTTCTCTCTGGCTTTCACCAGATTCTTAGGACTGCTCTTCTGATACCCTTCTGTTCTTCTGGGCTTTCTGTCCTTTCCTCTTACTCCGGGTTTCTTCTGCTCTTCTGCCATTGTCCTTCTGCACCTCCTTCTGCTTTGCTTCTTCCTGCTCAAGCAGTCGTTTTTCCTCCTGCTCCCGCTTCCATCTTTCTACATAAGACTCCATTTCTGTCTCCTTTCTGTCTGGCATGAGGTTGGTAGGGCAAATTCAATTTTTACAGTAAGTTTTTATAGATACGCGCGTACTAAGAAAACTTATAGTAAAATCTTATTTTACCCTACCAACCCCTACTAATTTTGCCTTAAAGCTACTCCATAATAGAACAAAACGCCCTGGGTAACTGCCTTATCTGCATACCATTCCGGGTGTGCGGTCAGTTCTGCATTGAATTTCTTCATGCTGCACACATAATACCCATTGCCCTTGCACCACATTTTGTAGTTATCATAGAGGGACTTCGCACGGGTCTTACCTTCTGCGTTACGCTCACACTTCTCTTCCAAGAATTGCAGTACCAGGTCATTGTCCTTCTCATACTGCTTAATAACCTTCTGCATACCCTGGGACATTTTCAGCCCGAAGCGGATATACTTGAAGTAGCCTGCCACCAACCATGTGAAGATACCCCGCATTGCTTCTGGGGTTTCAAAGTAGTCCTTGAGTCCCTTGTCCTGCTCTTCATCAGTGAAGTGACGATTGAACTCAATGACACGCACACGGTCAGACGCAAACAAAGACTTATCCTTTACCGAAGGGAGGTCATTACAAGACAGCCACATAGTAAACTGCGGCTTGAAGGTGATTGCCGACTGATACAACTCACGGGCGGTAATGTCCTCACCACCTGTATACTGCTTAATCGTAGCTTCATCCAGTTTGCCTGCGGTATCTGACTCACTCATGGTGACCATGCGCTTACCTTTCAGCTTTGCCAGTACCGGGTTCGCTGCTTCTGCGTTCTTCTGGCGGTCACCACGGCAGATAAGTTCCACAGGAGCCACGGTTGAGTAGTCACCAAGCAAGTGCTGAATAGCGTCAAGCATGGTACTTTTACCGTTGCGGGTGGTCTTACCGTGGAGGATGAACATACATTCTTCCTTGCTTGTACCTAAGATTGAATAACCCAAAGCCCTCTGCAAGTAGTCTGCCTTGTCTGTTTCGTTCTGGGTAACTTCCTTGATGAACTGTTCCCATCGTGGGCAGGTAACTTCCTGCAAGGTGTATTCAAAATTGGTCTGCATGGTCAAGAAATCATCCCATCTATGCTCACGAAACTTCATGTGTTCCAGGTCATAAGTGCCGTTCAGACAGTTAATCAGATAGGGGTGAGTGTCAAACTGTGCCGCCGCAATCTTCATGCTGTCCGCAGCGTCCTTCATAAGACGGTCACGGAAACGGCGGTCACCCATCTTCCCCACAAAAGCCATGTACTGCTTGCGCTTTTCCTCATCGGTAATCTCTCCGCAGTACAGAGCCATGAGTCGCACGAACTCCTTAATCTTTGCAGAAACCAGAAGCGCACCCACATCCTTGTGCCACTTGCCAGTTTCATAGGTGTACCAGGACTTTGCTTCTGGGCAGTAGCGGGTGTCATTTTGATAGCACTCAGAGAAGAGGTCAGCCATGCCCGCTTCATCCCAGGAGTACCCAGTAGAATCATCCTGGTAGGCGGTTTCCGGGTGGTGGTCTTTAATGTAATACAGCTTTCTGCTTATGTCCTCAGAGGTAATGTACCTGCCATTGGACAACTGAAATAACTCATCACTCACTCTTCTGTACCTCCTTCCTCTCTTTGTACTTGTCGCACTTCGGAGTGCAGCTATAGCATAAATCGTATTTCAAATCGCAACACAGGTTCCAGTCACCGCCACCGATGAAGTGTGAACAGGTTGCACAGGTGTCTTTATCATCATTCATCTTCATAATCTCCTTCCAATGTATTGTAGGGACAGCCGGGACAACTGCTTACCCACTCTCCGTTCTCGTCCAGGTGGTAGTCATCACCGTATCCTCCGCATTCATAGCAATAATCGTAGTCATCCATGTGATTTACCTCCTGTACCGTGTAACGCTTTCTGTGATGGTTTGCAGTTCCCGGTCATCAAGCGGCGGCTTGCATTGAGTCATGTTGACAAATTTCAGTTCCGCATAAATCTGTGCCGGGGTATAGCCCGTGTTGTGCATTGCTCCTGCCAGGGAAGTGAGTGACAGGTTTCTGCCCCCGGAAGCAATCGGCGGGTAATCGGGGCGAACTGGAATCTTGCCGCCCTCTGGCTTGTTGAACTTCGGAGCGTATATCTTCTGTACCAGTGCAGACTTCCCGCCGTTCTCTTTCTCAACCTCTTTGAAGTACTTCTCCACCACATAATCAATGGCTTCCTGGTTTTCAATGATGGTCGGAAAGATAAGCTGCTTCCCGGTCATAATGAAGAACCTGCGGGCTTTGTAAATCTCAACACCTGCAAGGTTGTTCTTACCGTGGAAGGGAAGTGTACCCCGCAGCAGGATATGTACGCCACGTCCGCTTCTGGACTTCTCTGTATAGGACTTGCAGGCGGTCATAATATCGGCGCAGAGAGGGGTCATAAGACCATCCTCAAAGCCTGCGTCAATATCAATACCAACCAGTCCGTTATCTGCGAACACAAATCCCAGGTTATCATAATAGCCGTTCTCTACTGCCCACTCTGCCTGCTCAAAGGAACTCCATGTATCCGGGGCAGTAGAGGAAGCGGCTTTCTTCTCAAAGGCTTTCATGGGAATTTTGGAGTTATCCCAGGCACACACCCACTGATTCATATTCTTTAATTCCTCTGGTATTTTGGAATAATCCTTCATTCCCACACTCTCCTTATCCTGTGATTAACTGACTGTACGGCAGGGTTTCCACCCACTTGCAGAACTCACGCCACTCATCCAGTTTGTGATTCTGTCGGGAATGGTATATATTCTTGAGAACAGCGTAGTTAAGCTGTACGGTTCTCTTCTGGTTGTAACAGGTCGGTAACATCTGAATCATCTGCCACCAGTCCTTCTTGTCCTTTCTCTGCAAGAAATCCAGACGGGCATTATTCATAGCGTCAATGACCATGCTGAACACAATGAGGTTCGTAGCAGAGAGGTGTTCCGTGCTGAAATCGCTCAGAACGAACTCCTTTGCCTGGATTTTGTGCATGGTGGAACAAGAGTTTGCCACAGTGCCTACCTTGTAGGTATCGTACTCTTTCCACCAATACAGGGGGGCGGTAATGTCTGCGGTCACGGTAATCATACGCAGGTACTTCCCGTGGTCAGTTCCCGCAGCACCCAGGGTTTCCATCAGCTTCAAGTCTGCATTTCCAACACAGAGTTTGTTGTTAAATGAAGCACAGTCCTTATCGCAGCCACAACATTGAGTTGTATCGCTCTTATCCCAGGAATTTTTAGGGTTTCTCATACCACGGATAGCCGCCTGCCATCCGTAGGTTTCGACTTCATCAATCTTTATCACAACTCACACCATCCCTTCTGCGGACTCTCATGTAGTCCTTATAGTCCAGGTCATTCATCTTTGCCGCTCTGTGCAAAGCCTGCTTCTTAGTCCCCAGTGTGCCGGGGATAGGCTCTTTACTGCCTACCTCATGCACATAATAACGGCTACTGCCTTTCTGCTTTGATACGGTATATTTCAGAATCATCTTCTTCGCCTTTCTTTTCAGATTCTCTATAATGAACTCTGGCTCCAACTTGCATAAAACACTGAACCAGTCGGAGTAGAAGAACCGTTCCAGTTCTGCCAGGTTGCAGTTCGTAGTTGGAACAATGAACCCTGCCAGTAAACTGAGGTAATCGTCTACAGCCTGTTCCACAATCCCGAATCTGAGATTTTCCAGTCCAATGTCATGCAAGTTTCGTCCCCCCCCATTACATAGACCTCCGTTCGGCAATCTCTGCCATCTTCGCAGCATTCAGACGGGTATCGCCATGAACACGGGAGTAGGACAGGTAACCGTTCATGCGGTCAATCTTCGTGAGGTTGGTGCTTCCACAGACCGGGCAAACATCCATCTCAAGTTCCTGGTGTCCGCAGTCATCACAGTAGGCAAGGGAAAGGTTCACACCTTCATAGAAACCAAGCTGCATTGCTCTACGAACCAGGGTCTTGACTGCTTCCCGGTTGTAGGAAATCGGATAGCGAACGTACTGAATCTTGCCACCGTTGAACATATCCCAGAAACGTCCTTCAAGGTTTTGCTTTTCAATCGGGGTCAAGTCCTCTGTCACATGACAGTGGAAGGAATTGCTCACATACGGGCGGTCAGATACATTTTCGATAATGCCGTACTTCTTACGGAACTGCTCAATCTGCAAACCACACAGGCTTTCAGCCGGGGTTCCGTAGATTGCGTACAACCAACCGTCCTCATTCTTGAACTGCGTAACCTTCTGGTTGATATACTGCATAACTTCCAGGGCAAACTCTCCGTCCTCTGCAATGGACTTGCCGTTGTAGAGCCGCTGCAACTCATTTAGTGCTGTAATACCGAAGGAAGCTGTCATGGGTTTCAGCAGGGGCTTGATTTTCTCAGACGGTTTGAGGTGTCCCCCGTATACGCCGCCCTCACAGTACATGATAGGGTTGGTACTGGCTTTCATCTCACCCAGATATTCATAGGTACGCTTGTGAACCCCTCTAATCATTTCCAGGTAGTAGTCCAGGACTTCATAGAAGTCACGGCTTTCGGCTCTGGCTTTTGCCAGAATCATAGGCAGGTGCAGGGAAACCGCACCGACATTGAAGCGTCCCACAAATACAGGCTTGTCATCTGCGTCCGCAGGCTTCATGCCGCCACGCTCAAACCACGGGGAGAGGAATGCACGGCAACCCATAGGGCTTATAACTCTACCGTACTTTTTGTACATCTCAGCCACATAGCCGTCACCCGTAAGGGAAAGCCAGTCGGGATACATGGTCTTGCTACTGCAATCAATACCTGCTTCAAACACATCTTCATTGAAGCCACCCTCACCGTGAAGGTTTTCGTCATAGAGGAAAACCAGTTTCGGGAACAGTACTGGCTTCTTAAATCCCGGCTTACCCTCACCCTCCATGTGAACTTTGAGGAAGGTCTTGCTTGCCATCTTGCCGAACACATCAGTAGCCAGTCCGAAGGTCATAGTAATGAACGGATAATCACCACGGGAAGAACCCACAGTGTTCAGCTTCATCTCAATACCCTGGAAGCCCTGCTCATAATCACGCTGCACCTTGCTCATAGCCCAGTCTTTTACGTCCTGGGTGAAGGTCTGCTGATTGCGGATTTCCATGTACTCAGCGCAGTACTTCTTGTAGGACTTCTCTGCATACGGAGCCAGAATCTTGTCCACTTCCGGGACAGTGAAGCCGCCGTACTGCTGTGAAGCAGTAGCCAGGATAATATCTCCCAGAACGTCAAAGGCGGTATCAAGAGTTTTCGGCTCATTGTACCAGACGTTGCCCATCTCAAAGCCGCCGCTCATAATGGAAGATATGTCACACAGACAGCAGTTCATAGTATCAAGGCGGGCTGACTGGTCATGGATATAAATGTATCCGTCCTTGCAAGCCTGCAACTCATCATTGGTCATAAAGAACTTGCGGTACAGCCGCTTATTCAGTTCGTTGAAAATCAGACAACGCTTCGTAGCAACCAGGGTGGAGTCCGTGTTTGCGTTCTCCTTATCGCCCAGGAAACGAATGGACTGAGATTTCTGATAGACCTCATCCATAATGTGAACGAAATCCTTCTTGAAGTTTCGGTAATCCCTGTAAGACTTTGCAATCTTCGGGCTGACCTCATCAAGAACCTGCTCCACAATGTTGTGCATATCTGCAACGTGAACCTGTTCCGGGAAACGCTCAGTGACGATAGCCATGACCTTAGATACAATCTCATGGTACTGTGTATCGTCCAATTCAATCATTGCACGGGCGGCAGACTTACTGACTGCATTGACAATCTTCTGACCGTCAAACTGCTCAATCGTACCGTCCTTCTTAATTACTTTCATGGAGTATAACCCTCCCTTCCTTTAAGGACTGCGGGACATTGATAACTCTCTGGTTGGTGGAACCTGCCCAGTGATAACCCACGTCCTTTAATGCTTCTTCAAAACGTCCGTCCACCAGAACGTCAATGTAGTCCAGAATGGCTCTGCAATAGAAGTTGTCAGCATTTATCTCTTCCCATGTGTACCCGGTATAGAGCCAGATAGTTTTGTGCGGGAAGAACTGCTTGACCTTCTTCACAAGCCACAAAATCTGACAACGATTGACGGGGTGCAGCGGGTCACCCCCGGAGAGGGTAAGACCGCTGATATAAGGCTTGCTCAACTCCGTGCAGATTTCATGGAAAGCTGCTTTGTCAAACTCAACCCCGTCTGTGAAATCCCAGGTGATAGGGTTCTGGCAGTTCTTGCAGTGGTGTTCACACCCTGCAACCCAGAGAACCACCCTCAACCCATCACCGTTGTTCATATCATCGTGCGTGATATTGTGGAAGTTCATTAAATATCGCCTACCTTACGATGAAGGGAGTTCTCCACCGTAAAGCCCTCTGGGTAACGGGCTTTCAGCTTGTCAATGTTCATCTGCATGACCGTATCAATGTCCGTACCCAGTGCGTCACATGCTTCCGCAATCATCCAGAGACAATCTCCCAGTTCCTTTTCCATGTGTTCAAGGTTCACTTCATGTCCCTGGTACTTTTTCTGTAAGATACCTGCAACCTCTCCCGCTTCGCTATTCAGACCAAACACTGCATGATACAGACGGTCAGCCTTGCAATCGTAGGGAATGCTGCAAGTTCTAATGGCTAATGCCTGGTATTCTTTACCTGTCATATCAATCTACCTCTTTCCATTCTTCCTTTGACTTAGGTGGTTCATCATTCATACATCCGTGTGCCGCTGCAATGGCAATTACTGCAAGAAGAATCATCCCGCATATACCACCCAGTATAAAAGCCAGGATGATAAGCACTACTGTCAACATAGGCTACCTCCTTAATCACTATGAGTGACCTTGAATCCGTACTGCGGGAGGAAATTGATTTCATAATGGTATTTGTCCACCCCAGAACCAGAAATATCTTCAACTACATAAAGGGTATAATCGTTCAGATATACAAAATGCTTCTGATAAACACCCTCACCAACTTCACAAATAATTTCCAGTTCATTTGTGCTGTTATTGCTCAGAGAAAACGTACCTTCAAGCTGTAACAGGATGGTATCGGTTCTGGCGTTGATGACCGTCAGTCTACGGGTTACATTGAAGTTGTCAGCTTCTTTACCGATATTGTAGGAAACCATATCTGACTCCCTACTACAACCTGTCAGCAGGCAGGCTCCCATAACCAGGGCTAAAATTACTGCAATGAATTTCTTCATGTTGTCCTCCTTATTCCTCAGTAATGCAGGTGTTGGTGAGTTTACCGTACACATCCTCATAGAGTTCCTGCTTGTCACCGTTGTAGGTATACTCCGCATAAACTCCGTCACCGCTGATAGTGGTGGAAGTAAGGCACTTGTAATTCTGCAAGGTCTTACAAGCCCATACCACAAAGACGTTGCTCAAGTCGATTTCCACTCCCGGCTTGTTCTTGTGATACCAGTCAACCAGTTTCTTCTTACAAACGCTCTCAAAATGAGCCATGCCAGTGATAATCATTTCTGGTTCCTCCTTAAATTTTGAAAATTCGTGCCGCCATCATGTCAGCGGTATGAGTCCACAGGACGTTCGGGTACTTCTCAATGGACTTCCCGTACTTGTCCCAGTTTTCTTTGTCATCAAAGGCTCCCATGTGCCAACGGATACAAGCCATTTCCTCATCTGTGAGGTCAACAATCTTCTGTGCCAGAATCACGGACTTGTCACCGTGTCCCGGCAAAAGAATGTTGGGGTTGTAGCTGTATGTGCAATCCGGGTTGTGAATGTACGAATCACACTTGCAGAGGTCATGGAGCATACCCACAATGTAGGGGCTTGCCTTGCGCTTCCAGTTCAGACCCATCCTCTTTGTCAGAGAAAGCAGAGAAGTGGTAACCGCAAAGCTATGGTCAAACAGCCCGCCCTCATAGTTTCCGTGGTACTTCGTGGAAGCAGGAGCCGTAAAGAACCCCGCAGCCATCAACTGATTTTTCAGAAAGAAAACATCCGTACTGGACAGCCCGCCCCCTCATCAGCTTCTCAAAAGCCTTGACACGCTTATCTCGTTCACTCATAATCTTCAATCCTTTCATTCAACTTCATAGAATATAGACCATTGGAGAGTTCAAAGCTACACTTCTCCCTCTCCGCAGGTCATTTAATTAACCAAGAATGCTGTCCAGGTCGAACTTCTTACCGCTTGCCTTTTCAGCAGGTGCAGCAGCCGGGGCAGTAGCCGCAGGCTTGCTTTCCTTCTTCGGGGCAAGGGCTTCCGCTTCGTCAAAACCATCCGCAGGCTCCTTATCACCCAGGCGAACGAACTTGAGCATTTTGCCCGGAGTCTTGTTAGACTCAACCTCTTCGTGGTCTACCTCACAGCGGATATAGTGACCAACAAGTTCCTCATGGTCAATCTCCGTCAGAGTGTAGTCATTCAGCGCAGTCTTTGCGAAGTAGCTGAAAGCGTTCAGACCACCCTGGTTCGGCTCACCGTCTGCATTCAGCAGAGAGAAACGTTCAGTGTGCTTCTGACCCGAAGCAAGCTGCATAACAATCTCCATCTTGCCGAAGTCCTCTTTGTACTTGACCTCAACAATCTTAAAAACGTGGGTTCCCTTCGGAATAAGAGTGAAACCCTCACTCAGTCCAATCTTTGCCATTTTAAGTATCCTCCTTATAAGGTGTTTAATATATCCAGAGATTTCTTCTTGAGAGAATCAATGCTCTGAGTACCTGGTGTGTAAATCTGCTTGAACAGGTGTTCCAGAACTGTAACCACGATGGAGTTTCCTGCCATCTTGTAAATCTGTGTTTTGGAGATACCATTCATTGCAAGCAGTTCATAGTCTGAGTCTGAAAAACCCATTAACCGAAAATATTCTTTCGGAGTCAGTTTGCGGTATCTACCGTTTGTTAATACTTTCACCTCACGTCCCCCCCCCACTAACCGTTTTCAGTGTAGGGGCAAGACCTTCTGGCGAATAGATACGGTTCATCTGGTCATTGCCGTAGTGGTTCAAATCCGCTGCTTGAATTATCTTCATGGGCAAATCACCACCTTCGGGTCTTTATAGTCCCTTGACAGTAAGGTTGGACACGTCCCCCCCCCTGTCTGCGATATGACCGGGATGATTGCTGTCATGTCTTATGACGCTCTGGGTCTTTTCCTCAGATAAATAGAACTCTGCCGGGACTTCCTCATCTAAGAGGTCACCCATGCACATCTCAAGCGGAATAACAGGAGGGAATCGGAAAGAGTGGTCATCCACGTCCTTACGGATGGAAACAATGAATACTCTCTCTCTCCCTTGCGGCACACCGTAGTCTGCGCTGTTGAGAACCTGCCAGTAGCAGTTATAGCCTGCATTATCCAGGCTTTCCAGTACGATAGCGAATATGGAACTCATGCTCTTACTGGTAAGATTCTTTACGTTCTCAGCAATAGCCACTTTTGGCTTGCAATGTTCGATGATACGCAATGCGTCAAAGAACAATCCGCTTCGGGTTTTAGTACCGTCCTCATTGACGAACCCACGCTTGTTTCCTGCAATGGAAATGTCCTGGCAAGGAAAACCGTATGTAAGCAGGTCAATATCGGTCGGCAGAGCCTTTTCGTCCACTTTGGTAATATCCCCCAGATTCATGTTTTCTGGAACATGGTGCAGAAGAGAATAGGCTTTACTGGCGTATTTATCTACTTCGCAGTAAGCAAGCAGTTCATAGGGAATACCCAGATTATCCAGTGCTTTCTCAAACGCTCCAATTCCGCTAAAAAGACTGAGGTATCTTATCATGCGGACTCCTTTCTGGCTTTCGGAGTAAAGCGGTACTGCGGTTCGGGTGTGCCATGATACTTCTCAATATCAATGCCGTCCTCCTGCATTTTCGCCATATCGTAGCCAGGGTCTTTCATGGTCTTAGAAGTAACCCAGTCGAAGGAAGCACCGCTGATAGTAACGGTCTTATCGCCCTCCTTGAACTGGCTGATAGCTTCCTTCTTGAGCATATCGGTAATAGTCTTATACCTCTTCTCATCGTCAGCTACAGTACCCTTGACCTCATCAATGTGTTTCTTCAACTGCTCTGCTTCGGCAACCAGAGCAGCAATGTCAGTGTCCGGGGACAGGTTGTTATCACGCAGGACTTTCAGAATGTCTGCGTCCGCTTTCTCATCGAACTTCGGAGAAACACCGCCCTCAACGTGGGTTTTCCACCACTTCTCAACCTTCTTGACGGTCTTTTTCAGTTCGGGATAACGCTCAGACAGCTTGAAAGGACGAACGATGGTGTTCTCAGTGCTACACTGATATGCGTCCGGGTTCTCATAGTCCTTGTCACCCAGGAAGCTACACACCATAATCACGTCATCTACACCAAGAAGGTACGCATAGAGCGCAGCCTGTAAAGCGTAGTACTCCGGGACATCCTCAACCCAGTCCTCAGAACGCTTCGTGGTTTTCATCTCAAGAACCGTGGTAGGCTTGCCGTCTTTGTCCACCAGAAGATAGTCCCACATACCACCGAAGATAGGACTGTCCTTGAAGAAGTCACCCCAGGTTTTCTGGAAGTAGTCAGCCCCGTACACATCCGTAGGAGTGATGAGGTTGGTCATAAAATAGGACTTCTTCATAAACTCAGCCTGCTTCGGCTCAATCGTCTTACCTGCAACGGTATAGATTGTGTCCTCAAACGGCTCTTCGTAGGTTCTGGTGATTGCACACCAGGCATTGAACGGGGTTGTCCACTTGTTCAGCCCCATAATCGCCGCAAAGCGTGTACCTGTAATCTTCTTAGGACGCTTTGGCGGGGTGATAGTGATGGTCTTGTCATCATTCCACTTCATTTTTCTTACCTCCTATGAACAGAAATCGTGTATCCACTTCCACGGACAATGCCGTGGTTACTGGGTTCTCATCGGCTTTTACCAATTCACTCAAGTCAAACCCCAGGTTCTTGAGATATTCCATTGCCAGTTTTGCATTCTTCATATTGCTTACATTGGCAATCACATTCCTGTAGTTGTCGGTAATACCCTTAATCATTTCATTCTTTCGGGCTTTGATACCCTTTCTGATTTCCGTTCTTCCGTCCTCAAACTCTTTAAGCAAACAGGAACGGATTTCAGCTTGAGAACTCATATTTGCCAGTTTGTAAGAGATTGAACCATAGTAACCACAGAGGGTATCAACCCCCGGATATTCTGCTTTCACCTTCTCTTTGAAGGATTCAGTCAGACTGTAAGCCTGCTGCATGAGAGCCGAAATAGCGGTTGCCGTAGCGTCCAGACCGATTTTCTCATTCCTCTCTGCATAGTAAGTGTTGAGAGCCTTTTCACTCTGGGTTTCTACTTCGGCTAATGCCTTTTCGCTCTGCGACTCCAACCACTTAATGATTTGTCGTTTTGTCATTCTTTGCTTCCTCCAACTCAACGGCTTTGTTCAGATACCAGATTGCTTTCTGCAAATCCTCTATGCCGTTTTTCTTCTTGTGCCTGTAGACGTACTTGAGAGCGTTGCACACGCAGAAGTCCTGCGTGGCTTCTACTCCCTGGGTTTCCACCATAACGTCAATGCACTCAAACTTCCCGGTTTCATAGTGAGCGGGATGGTTTACATTGTCAGCCATGACTCAGCCCTCCTTACTCACCGTAGGCAGCAATCATCTCACCAAGGTTCTGAATAAGCTGCTCACACGCTGCACGGGTGACATTAGTGAAGCCATTGGTTTTCATGGCAATCTGCTGAACAAACTCTTCCTGGTCGGAATCCTTGTCCATCAGAGTCTTGCAGGCTTCCTTGAGTGCCTTAATCTGTAACTCATCAGCCTGTCCATCAGTACCCGTCATTTCCTTCTTCGCTTCCTCACGCTCCTTCGGAGTAGCAGGTGCAGCAGACTTCTTTTTCTTCTCCTTCTTAGCCGTTTCCGGGTTCGGAGCAGGAATCTCTTCATCCTCTGCCTGGTCATCAGAACCAAGGTTTGCGTCAATATCATCTGGTTCAGTAATATCCAGAACAGCCATCCAAAGGTAACGGCGCAGGTAAGTGATAGAAGAGCCAAGAGCCTGCATAGGGTTGGTGACTTCCTTGCCTGCATTGCTCACAATCGGCTTCACCTCACGGTACGGAACACGGAACTGCATAGGTGCTTCATCAATGTTGTCCACGTTGTAGACCTTCATCACAGCACCCTCATCTGTGAAATCAATCTCCGTGGTAAGACCCACACGAGCGAAGATACGGGTTGCAGGCGGCACAATGTCCTCCAACTCAAAATACTTGAACTCAAGGTGCATATTCTTACCCGACTTCTGTACCTTCTGATTCAGAAAGTACAGTCTTGCTTTCGCCAACTTCTGGCGCACATTCATTGCTTCATAAATATTAGCCATTGCTAATGTCCTCCTTATCTTTACTGAACTTCGTACCAATCATCCGCAAGCATATCTGTCTGACTTGCAAGCCAACCAACGCAGAAACGGTCATCAGCGGTTTTCATAACGATGGACGGGGATACCAGGTCACCTTCAAGGTCTTTCACGCAAGAAAGGTCAGCGTCCGTGGTAATGTCCATGCTGTGTGCCAGGAAGAGGAACATACCCTTGCCGTTCCAGTTCTGACGGGCTACCTTCTTGCCCTTCTTGAGAGCAGCAATCTCCCATCCGAAGTTACGCAGCTTCTTCATCTCACCCGCAGGTTCGTTGACGTTCTTCGGTTCATCCTCATGTACGATTTCCCAGTCATCACGGGTGACCCAAATCATGTCACGGGGGAAGAGTGCGATAGTCGGAAGTTCCTCACCTTCCTCAAAATGGTTGATGAGTTCACCGTCCTGATTCATGTACCAGTAGGCTTTCTCCCACTTAGGTAACTTAATCTTCTTACCTGCCTTGAGTGCTTTTTCAGCTTCACTGAATTTCATAATCTTAGTCCTCCTTACCGAACAGAATCTCTTTTACTTTGGTTGCGAACAGCATACCCGTCATCGGAATGAGCAGCTTACCCATACCCTCAATGTTCGGGTCATTGACCTGTTCATGTATTGCCTGCTTCACTGCGTTATCGAACTCAACCTTGCTAATTTTTTTTTTCTTCCATTGTCTTATCCTCCTTAATCGAATAATGCTAAAGATTTCTTTTTCAAGGAATTGATTCTCCTTGTATTCTTCCGGGGTGGTTTCACACCCAGGAACTCACGGATATTCTTCTGTGCCAGTTTCAGATACCAGTTACGGTCTACCACATCAATAGCCAACTCATTGTTGTTGTCTACCATGCAGTGAACTGGCAGACTGGGAACCTTTGCGTCCTTGCCTGTTACAGCATGAGTTTTGTATATGGTTCCATACCTTCTGTCTGCCGTGGCGTATACTCTGTTCACTTTCTGTACGGGAACCTTATCTTCACCCACCATCTGATAGCACCCGGAATATTTACCTCCAACCTTTGCAATCACCTGGAAGTCCAGGATATTCTTACTTGCCATTATCGTTTCTTCTGGGTCTACACCCTTTACAAAGTAATCCTGGATTGCCCGTGCGACTATAACCGCATTGTTGTTGATATTCCATGCGCCACCACTCATGTTCTCCCAGGCAGGGAGTCCCATTTTGGTGAAGTCAATGTTTGCATTGGTCAGAATACCTCTTACCAGCGCGCCGCCCTTGACCTTCGGCTTGCCGTCACCCACAGGAACCTCAACATAGTTGTTCACATCTCGCTGCACGATTTTCTGAATGAAATCCTCTTCCAGTTCAAACCCGGTTCTGTCCTGCCATTCCTGGGTGATTTCCTGCCATTTTGCTTCATCGGAGTTGTCGAAACTCACCATGATACCATCTGTGTTAAGCTGAATGATTTTCAGAGTCGGACACTCACTGACCAAGTGCATTGACAGTTCCAGTAGGAGAAGCTGTCCTGTGATACAAACTGAACGTCCCATCAGAGGGTCATACAGGTCATTGAAAGCCACGCCATCTTTACCGTTAAGCATGGTTCCGTAGGTGGTGTTCAGTACCAGTTTCAGAGCGTTTGCCGTAACCTTATCCCCGGCTTTCTTCGCCTGTACTCTCTCTTCCAAGGTATCTACATACACCTGCGGGGATGGGATATTGCGGCTACAGAAGCCGTATTTCTGTCCCTTTGAGAGAGGAATGGTCATCAAGTGCGGGTAATAACTTGCCACGTCCTTGTTTCGGATTGACCTGCCCTCAGTAGCTTCTTCCATATAAGTAGGAATTGCACCGTGGATACCTCCGTAGGCTATCGTGCATTTGCACTCACCAATAGAGAAGTCCAGGGCGGCTCCCTTGTGCTTCACACCCTGCTCATCGTAACCACCGAACAGAAGGTAGTTCGGAATGTCCGGGTCATGCAGCTTATCAAAGAAGTCAAACACTTCCTGCGGAATATACTGCCGAAGCAGCTTATCCGGGTACTGATAATCTCTTTCGTCTGTCCATGGTTTCTCTGGTTTCTGGGCTTGCAGATACACGCTTGTCAGTTTGGCATTGGTCATGTACATAGCCTGTCTGTCAGTCAGACCACGCTTCCTGCCTACAGCCGCTTTGTTATCCAGATAACCTTGCCGCAACTTGAAAAGAATCTCTGTTGCGTCCACATCGTACTTACAGTAGTAGGTAGTCTGTGCCTTTTCTGATTCAGAGAGAACGTGGTCAACATTGAAATCAACCTCTGTTTCCTCAATCGGGATACCCAGGTGGGCTTCAATCCCTTTAAGGGATACACCGTCCTGGCAATCATCCTTGAGGTCGAAGCTGTCAAAATAGACCCGATACTCTCTCAGAGCGGGAATGTCCCACCCGTTTAGTTCGTGAACGATGATGAGGTCATTTATCTCCTTCACCTGTTCCGGGGTGAACCCACACATAACTGCCTTGAGTATGTGGTTATCGTAGTGCTTGTTGTTGAAGCCGCCCAGATACGGGTTACGCTCCATGAAAGCCAAAACTTCATCATTGTCGTTCCAGATAACCGTGTACTCTCCCGTGGCTACTTCTTTGAACACAAACAGCCAGTCATGGGCAAATACCTCACAGTCGAATATGTAGGTTCCCTCAACCATCGTTACACCGCCCTTCTTCCAGAGCCTTTTGTACCTGCAAGATTTCTTGTCTTGCCTGTACGCAGCGGCGAATCATTGACGCTTTGGAGTGTTCGGGAGGAATTATGCCCCACTTGTCGGGTGTGGCTCCCATACTCTCTTCCACGCCGTCCAGAAGAAGTTGAGCAGTAGTGAAGTGGTTCTTCATACTCTTCGTCATCTTCATCTTCGTAGTCCTCCAAGTCATACCACCAGTTATTTGCCCAGGAGAACAGTGCCAGGTATGCAGTACAAAGGACATTGATGAAGAGCATTGTCATCCCGTAGACTTCATCATCCAGAGCGCAGGCAGTGAACAGCCACGTTATGCCTACGATATATCCGATTGTTTTCAGAACTTTATTCTTCATGTCAATCTCCTATAAATTCGCACCCACACTTCCTGTAACTGGTGCAGCGTTGTTTGAAAGATTTCTGCAATGACCGTATGCAGTCAACATAGTCATAAGCTATTGGCTGCTCCTTGCCGTCAAAGGTTCGGGCTATACGTCCCACGCTCTGAACTATCACCGCATAGTCTTTCTGGGGGGTTGTTAAGTACAATCTGTCCAGTCTGGGAATGTCCAGACCTTCTTTTGCCAGGGAATATGTTGCAAACAGATACCGTTTCTTGCCAGTCCTCATATCCTCAATAGCCTGTTCCCGTTCAGCTTTCCGCTTCTTACTGGTCATCTTTCCATCTATCACCGCTGCTTGCGCCCTTAGTCTCAAAGGTAACTGCTCATACAGGTATTTAAGATGGTCAACCCTTTCTGATAGAATCAGATTGAAATGCTCACGGTTCTCAACCAGGTCATCAAGAATAATCTTGTTTCGACTCTCACATTCTGTAAGGTAGGTAATCATTTTGCAGTAGTTAATTGTGCCGTCACTGTTCAGATAAGCAGGACTCAGTTTCACGTCCGTACCTTTCGGCAGAACACTTACTGTCATAACCCTGGACTTCACTGCTTCATCTGGAACAATCCATACTACTTGACCCAACATTGCGTAGGTTGCTTTTATCATGCCGTCCGAACGATGGACGGTTGCTGACAGCCCGAACTTATGTCTGGCACACAGCGTATTCAGTACCTTTGAGAACTGGGTTACCGCTGTAGGTGTACCGCTTACTCTGTGACACTCATCCACAATCACGCAGTCCCACTCATCTCTATATTGGTCTAAGTCCAATTTGCACATGGTCTGGATTGTGGCGAAGGTCATAGCCTTACCGATATTAACCTTTCCTTCGGTTATCGTTCCCAGTAGTTCTGAATCAACATACTGTTCTGCACGGCTCTTGCTCTGCGTCAGCAGGTCTTTGGTATGTGTCAGCCAGAGGGTTTTCACCCCTAACGCACACGCCAGGGCAATTCCCATCTGGGTCTTACCAGACCCGGCAGGGGATTGTAGAATGCCGTAGTGGTTTATCAGCATTGCCGCAACTGCTTCTTCCTGGTAGTCATACAGTGGAACCTTACCGCCGTAGTCAACCTTCTTCGGCTCTTTGAACAGCTTCTTCACATCTCCTTCCAGAAGCGGCAGGATTGCTCTCAGACACCCGAATGGGAGAATCAAGCTATTTCCGTTTACCTCATAGAGATAAAGCGTTCGTGGGGTATTCCCAAGCCACAGGTGCATTCGTGCTTTTTGCTGATACTCTGGGTTTGTCATTTCCAGATTCTCTTTACACCACTTAATCAGTTCGGGTGAGGGGTCAAGGATTTTCAATCGGCTCCCGATTTCTATAAACATCCATTTCCTCCAACCACTCTTGAAAGGTCTTGTACTCTGGAAACTCTGACTCTGTAATGCTGCCCTGTCCGTAAAGCTGTCGCAGACATAACTCATCGAAGTGAATCATATAAATCTGTCCGTCATTCAGCTTCATAGCGAAGTAGCAATGCTCATTGCCCTGGGCTTCCCACATGGTCATAGCCGCTTCCTGGTTTGGCTCAATCCGGGATAACGGAAAACGATTGTTGGAACATACCTTGCAGTCAATCAAGACTGCCGTATTATCCCGAACCGCAAGCACGTCTGCGGGTTGTCCTACCTGGTTTTGTGCCAGATTGTGCGCCCAGAAACCTTGCTCTGCCAGAAGTTCACACAGTTCCTCTTCAAAGTGGTTTCCCATTGTTTTGTTCACTTGCTTCATAGGCTTCTGCTCCCACTGCACCTCACAAGGAGGTGCAGATTAACGATTCTTGATTTTGAAAGCGGGGCGAACGCCAAGAGAGGAAGAAGCGTGGTTGGCGGTACCACTATATTTCTATAGCTTTGCCAGGGATGTC